GAGAAGCTGTTCACGGTAGGGTTCGTATTCCGTGGCAGTTGTGCCAAGCTCAACCTGGACTTTTACGCCAGTGAGATTGTATGTTTGTCCTTCAGTTACCATAAAAACTATTTTGGTTACCCTATCAGACATTTTATTGGCGATGCCTAAATTAAGAATAATTATCCACGTTTCTGTTACAAGTTTCACTTTTGGAGATGTGATGCTAGATGATAAAATCACCACACCGGATGCAATAAATGGTGGGATGTTTAACCAAGCGTAGCCAGAACTAGTTGCCGTCCCTGAAATTGATATTAACCCATCTTTTGCAGCAACCGTTACACCTCTAGCGGTCCCTGACCCGTCAGGAATATTCAGTAGATTCCTCCCTGTCGCCTTCACCGCCACGCTCCCGCCATCTCCCGCACTTACAATCGGAACAGGCGCATCGGGAGTCGGCGTGCCATCCTGGGTACTTCTGCCGTAGACAGTCAGCCCGCACAGCGGCGCGGAAAAAGCGTCGGAGACAGATACAGGATTGCCCGTTTCGCTGCCGATCAGAATATTCTGGCGCGCTTTGTCGGCCTTCTCAGCGGCATCTTCTGCTCTTTTAGCCGCATCAGTCGCTTTCGTCGCCGCTTCGTTAGCTTTGGTTGTCGCTGCATTCGCATTGTTGGTTGCGCTATCAGCCTTGGTTGCGGCATCATTAGCAAGATTTGCTTTGGTATCAGCATTTGACGCAGCAGTATTTGCTTTACTGGTCGCTGCATTCGCATTGTTGGTTGCGCTATCAGCATTTGACGCAGCAGTATTTGCTTTCGTCGCGGCCTCTTCCGCTTTTTTTCGAGCAACTTCTGCATTTTCCATCCAGTCATCTATTCTGTCAGGTTTTTGCCCCCCATCGGGTAGACTTCTGCTAATTTCCATAGCCGCTACTGCCGTCTTGATCTTACTTCCTGTCGGAGATATCAACGACAGTTGCAGTTCGCCTCGACCTTCCTTAGCTGTGTCGGAATCGCCAATAGACCAATATAATTTGTCGTCTATCGTCTCGGTTATAGCCGGATATGCTGCTTTTTCATCCGGAGGCCGAACTTTTAAAACGGCAGTCGCACCTGGAAATTCAAGTAGAATATCATGGAGATCGACGATCAAAGTGCTTCGATCCTCTTCTCCAGCGTAGCCGAGCCATAAAACTCGTTTGCCAAATGTTTCAAAGGTCTCGTCTATGGATCGCATACTTATTCCCCCTCGGCCGATGCTATTGCGGAATCGATCGACTCATTGGTCAGGGGGACCATATCTCGATTCCGAAATTCGGTGTCGAGCACCTCATCAATATTTTCGAGGCTTCCCGTGTCTCCGCGTGGGATCGTAAGCTTCAGTGCAATGGTTTTCCCTGTACCTGTTTGCTCAACTGCAACATTCGTTCCTGGTAAACCAGTTTCAACTGTGAATACAATATTCGGAACAAAATCGTTGTTTTCTAATTTTGTCTGAACTGTTTCAGCAGCAGTATTTGCTTTACTGGTCGCTGTATTGGCATTGGTTGTTGCAGTGTCAGCATTTGACGCAGCAGTATTTGCCTTAGAAGTTGCTTCGTTAGCTTTGGTTGTTGCTGTATTGGCATTGTTGGTTGCTGTATCAGCATTTGACGCAGCAGTATTTGCTTTAGAAGTTGCTTCGTTAGCTTTGGTTGTTGCGGTATCAGCATTTGAAGTCGCTGTATCTGCCTTGGTTGCAGCATTGTTGGCTTTCGTTGTCGCTGCATTCGCATTACTGGTTGCGGTGTCAGCTTTTGACGCAGCGGTATTTGCTTTACTGGTCGCTGCATTGGCATTCGAAGCCGCTGTATCTGCTAAAGTTTTTGCATTACTGACATCTGTATAGCATTGCTCGATCGAATCGTGGATAGCATCACGAACTTCTCGGCCATAAATAGCCGTTTTAATTTGAGCGAGGTATTCACTGATCTTGCTCACGGAATCACTCCGTCCTGTTCCGACTCATCCAAGCGTCGAACCCATCAGGATAACGCTTTTTAAGTTTATCAACATTCATTTGAAAAACTTCCTGCATAGTAACTCCGAGTCCCTGACAGGCAAGTGCGATGTACCATGCGACGTCACCGAGTTCTTTCATGATGGCATCTTTATCAAGAATATGTCCCTGATAATTGGCTTTCTTTACGAGATCTGCCACTTCGCCAGCCTCTCCAGTCAAACCGAGAGCAGCATCGATAAGCATCTGCTGACGGTCCAGTTCCGGAGCAGTTCGCATAGCGGCACGATGATAGTCATTTACAGTCATTTAGGGCTCCTTTCATTCTTCCATTTTGAATACGTCGATCAATACCATCGAGACGATTAGAACCAACATGATTAACTCAAAAGTTTGTTCCACGTTCTCTTTCCTACAATGCCATCCGCTTTAAGTCCATTGGCTTCTTGAAAGGCTGTAATGGCTTTAAGCGTTCGACTGGCATACTTTCCGGTAGCAGACAGGGCATAGCCTCGATTGATGAGCATCTGCTGCATAAGCTTTACATCATCGCCCTGCATACCCCATTTGATGACTCTATAATTTCCAACCGTAGATGCGACATCAGTTTTGTCATCTTCTATCGGGTCAGGCGCAGCCCCAACAGTAGGATAATCGACACCTTTGAGTTCACCCCAACAATGCCATTGACTGAGTTTGCTCGTAGTCACGCCGTAAAGGGTGCTCTTGGCTTCGATAATAGTTTTATCTCCGATATACAGACCGGTATGATAATAATCATCGTCTCTGACTTTGAATACAGCGGTTCCGGGAAGAATCTTTGTCATGGCCTCTTCAGTGAGTGCGCCTTTTGTCGTACACCACTTTTTCCACATTGTATTGCTTCCGTGATACATCTTTCCGCCAAGTTGTTTAAATGCCCAAGAAAACAATCCACTGCAATCGGCTACTTTATGGCCAACCCACTGCTGGCCGTATTTGATAGCCATCTCATTCTTGGTATTATCTTGATCTTTTTGTGTCCATTCGCCGCCAGCTTTTCCAAGAATGTATCCCCAATTATTGTCGAGAGCATATTGAAACTTTTCGATAAGCTGCTCCGGTGTAATACTCATGAGCATTCCTCCTTTTTTTTAGATATAAAAATAAGAGACCATGCTTTCATGATCTCTCGAGACGTATTCTATCTCCTCTATTATAGCATATGTTCTTGACGCGAGGCTATTTCTTCCATTTTGAATTTTCTAATTCAGTGAAAAGAAACATATATTGATCTGGATGGGAATTTCATGACTCCCTCGTCCGTATGGCGTTTTTCGGCGGAACGTCAACCTTCTTCCCGTATATATGTGTTTGCGTCTGTTTACGGAAGAAAGGTTCTTCTTCAAAATTCGGCTAATTTTGTCACCAGTTTTTAGAATAACATCCATGTTCATCGTTCGTCCATCAATCATGCTAACATCAATTCGTTCGATATAAGTTCGTACAAAGGTGGGATCTATGAAATCTATATTCTTTCGACCTTTGAGTTGCTGCAACGCTCCTCTCATTTTCTCAAAATCTTCTTCGGTACGTTTCTTTGTGTCGAGAGCCAATCGGACATTCACAAGTTCCTCGCTTTTCCTTTGGTATTCTTCATTCAATGCGTTGTTCTGAGCAATATAGTCCTGATCACTGACTTGACCAAGAACATTGAACTCGAGAATTTTTGTTTTTTTCTTTTCGATTAGTGCAAGTTCCTTTTCGAGCTCATTCTGGCGATTGGTGTTTTTCTCCGAACTAGACGCTTCCGAAACAAGTTTAATATATTGATCGATGTAGTCATCTATGTCGAAGTCGTCTTCTATGAATAGCTCATAAAGGCACTGCTTCACTTCGTTCTCATACAAATATATCGACGGGCAGCTTGCGGTTCCGTTTCGAATTTTTCCTGAGCACACCCAGGCGCTGTTCAGTACGGTATTCGAGGTCTTCGATGCTTTTCGATGATATGGCAGGTTGCAATGCACGCACCATAGTTTTCCGGTCAGCAAATTTGGATGGTTGCATTTATTCTGTCGGGTCTTCACATCAATGCTTCTGGCTTCAAGAACCCTATTTGCTTTTGCCCACAATTCCTCCGAAACAATGGGCGGAACGATCGACCTTCCTTTCTCTCCATCAATGATGACCCATTCGTTTTGCGGAAGCATTTCTACTCTATCATCGAACAGGTCTTTCTTTCGAACCTTCCTCCCGGCGAAGACGCCTTTATACTTCGGATTTCGAATGATATGCGATAAAGTAGCATGTGATATTCGATTTCCATTATGGTTGCGATAGCCGTCGTCATACAGAATTTTTTCGATTTGATTCATACTGTAACGGTCCGTAGCATATAACTCGAATATTTTCTGAATCATTGGGACTTCGGCTTCATCAATTTCAAGCTTTCCTCCATGCAATCGATAGCCGAACATGTTATCGAACCCAAATACAGTGCCCCTTTTTATGCTCTCCTGAAGTCCAAAACGCACAGCTTCCGATTTTTTCTCGGATTCACCCTGTGCGAAAGCGGACATAATCGACAACCGAAGCTCTCCATCGGCTTCGAAGGTTAGTATACCGTCACTGTGAAACCAAACTCCTACGCCATGCGCCGTAAGAATGCGAACATTTTGTAAAGAGTCTAAGGTGTTTCTCGCAAATCTTGAAACTGATTTCGTAATGATCATGTCGAACTTTCCTTCGATTCCATCACTAATCATCCTCTGAAAAGCTTCTCTCTTTTTAGTAGATGTTCCTGTAATCCCTTCATCCACGTATTCTTCGATCAATGTCCATTTAGGCGTATTTTCAATCAGCTTTTTGTAATAGGTTTTCTGGTTGGTGATGGACGTTAGTTGTTCCTCGGAATCCGTCGATACTCGGGAGTATATGACAACTCGGAGGGGTATTTGAGTAATCGGCATAATCTTGAGAGCTTCTTTGATTTTATAGAAATCTTCCATTTTGAAATCACACCGCTTCCGTCATTATAGTCATTATTATTTTACTACGATATTCGCGAAGCGTCAATCTTGGAAATCTTCTGTTGTATCTTTCTATGTTCTTCTTTCGTGATCTGTCCTTCGCTTAGCATTTTGTTATTAAAATACGTTAGCCACAGTATTTTTTCGGCGCACTTATCGAAAATAGACGACGCACCGGTATTATCCGTGGTAAGAGATTGAACATGGCTCATGTAGACCTCCATTTTTGTCAATATTGGGTCGTAACATTTGCTGTAGTTCTCATACAGAAGCCGCTCAGAGTTTCTTATCAGAAGAGGCAGTTTGGCAGAATAAAAACGAAAAGGAGGCGAACCCACAGATTCTTCTGAGCGGCTTCTGTATGAGAACGAAAAATATCCGGCTGTCACGGTCTATTGCTAGGCTTGAATTCCGCACTCGATTATTTCGTTTCGCCGACTTCCGAAGAAGCGGTTTCTTTAGAAATCATATTGTTCAGAAACGTGATTGATGCGTAAAGCATACTTAGATTCTGCTCGCCATGCACTTCAATGTTGTTTAAAGTCTTAACGACTTTCAGAATATCATTTTTTTCGACTTGCATATTAGTTCTCCCTCACAATCGCAATAGGCTCATAGACAAATTCGTGGAGATTGTCTGCGTCCACCCCAAAGTCCAGATACATCCGTTTTACGCCGTAAACCTGAGCCATATGATCTTCAAGGCGACAACCCGCCGACTGATAGTAGCATGGTAGGAAGAAACAGACGTCCGCCTGACTCATGATCTCCGTGCATTTCGCCATATACTCAAGCGGCGTAAATTTAGAGGCATCGTAATCGTCAAAGTATGTCGGCAAAATCTCACAGTCGGGATAGTAGATCCGAGCGACTTTAATGCCGTTTTCTCGATCGATCTTGATCTGTTCTTTAGTCAGTCCTGCCATCGGCTGAGAAATATAAACTTTCATTGCACTTCCCCTATCAAATCTTTAATACGGTAGCAGTTGCCGTTGTGAGCGTTGCTTTTTTTAGACTCACTCTGGTTGCTTTGGAAGTATTGTAGAATCTCGGATTCGCGCTTGACGGTGCGTATACCACTTGCTTACCAACAGTCGTTACCGAGCTTCCCTCTTGATACAAAACATCATCGTATTCGACCGCTGATACGGACTCTCCTCTTGGATAAACCGTTGTAGAGCTCGCCGTGTAGTATACCATTTTACGTGTTGCCGTTCGTTGATAAGTTCCACTGGATGAGGCTTCCAAATAGGTTTTTGTATCAGATGCGCCTTGCTTTGTAACACCGTTGGTGTTTCCTCTGTAAAACGTATCTGGCCAATGTGCCACGCCTATCTTCTTCTCCGACGTTCCCGCCAAATAGACATTGCTGTTCGCTGCATTATTTCCGTCAGAATCCATAAGACTAGACGCAGTATAATCCATCCAAACCTGAGATGGCGTGTATCCAGTCCCATTCATATCCGTGATGGATGACGCGACGTAATTGGTATATAGGGTCGGCAGCTTATCGTAACCTTCGATTGCTCTATGTGCCATACCTTTCGGTGTGGCGAGGACTATCTCACCAAGAAAATACTTCCATTTTGAATTTTCTCAGGCCTGCCGCTTTGGCCGAAGCCTACTCCCCCGCCGGGGATAGTCTCTGAACATTACCCTGTTCGGGTCTTAGCTGCGCTGATTGTCCAATCCTTATCGATTTTTAGAGCATTCGCACTCAGGCTTCTTTCATCCTCATGCTGTAGCTGATAAGGCTCTAAGGAGTTCCCCGCAATTCAACAGGTCCGCGCCTAGAATTTAGGTGAAGGTGATTGTGTCTCCATAAGCTGGCGTGTATGTTGTTGAGACAAATGCCTCACTCGTTCGGAGAAACGTAACATACTTATCACCTTCAAGATGAATCCCATAAGTTGACGCCTGCGTAAAATCGGTTACGACTTTGACTTGACCTTTGGTTACTGTGCTGCCGCCAAAGGTCATCGTTTTGACTTCCAAATATCCAATGTCCGCACTGTTCGTGGTGAGAGCAGCCGTCTTGACGTAGCCGCCATCAAGCAATTTGATAATCGCGCTTGACGTGACAAGACTATCCACATATGCTTTTTTAGCATAAAGATTTTCGATATTGGTGATCTCACTGTTGATGTTGGTGATGTCCGTATCAATATCGAGAACGCTTTTCTTCAAACCGTCAATATCTTTGATCGACAGCTCGATGCTTCCGCGAACATCGTTAATTTCGTCGGACACGTCGGCTCGAATGGAACTGTCCGTCTGAGAGATTTTAGACTCCAGACCTTCTTTGGTGTTCTTGATTTCAGATGTTAGATATTTTTCCGTCTGTGTAATCGTCGAAGATAGCGTGTTCAATTTGTTATGAACGTTTTCAATGATCTTGCCGTCGCCAACCGTTAAAGCGGCAGTGATCTGTCCAAGCGTGCCTCCCGGCAGACTTTCGAGATTGATCACCTTATCCTTGATCGTAAGAACGCCGTTCACCTCGGTGATAAACTTCTCAAGCAAACTTGCCGCCGCAGCACCGCCTGCGCCGCTTCTCTTTGCAGAGCTCGCTGTTGAGGATGTGCTTGCGCTGCTGCCGGTGAGTGTTCGATCTTTCCGAAGCGTGATCTGATTCGGATCAGTCAACGTATATTGGGTTTTGGAAGGGTCTTTGATATTGATCTCGATTGCAGTGCAGACCAGGACCCTCTCGACACCATGAATGGGTGATTTTACTGTAATGGAATCGCCCAGATTAAATGGCCGAACCGTCGGATAGAATTGATGCAGGTCGATTGCTTTGATGCTCAATTTGGGAGGAATGCCTTTATAGTTATCGGTCATGTACTTCTCGGCTTTTTCCATCAAAGTTCCCGCATCTGTAATGTCACCGAAATCTTCAATCTTTACAATTCGTCCATAGATAGCAATCGCTTCTGCATTTTCAAGATACTTCCCATTATGCGTGTATTTTTGGGAATCTCCAGCAGCTTCAATCGTAAGCTTGTCTTTTCCGATCGGAAGTAAAACTGTGAACAGATCTTCTCCTGTCTGCTCGTTCATCAAGTCAATCAAGTTCTGTCCAAATTCGATCGTTTGTGAAGACGTTGCATTGTAAGACTTCAAATAGTCGATGTATTGAACTCCGTTTTCATATCGAATTCGCAAATATCCGCCAAAGGAGTCGATCAAGTCAGACTGAATTGCGGAGAATGTTTCTCGATAATTGTCTTCGCCAAAGATATGCGACTCGGCCTTCTCGTCAATCTCAATACTGCCAACTGTGAACTTTTTCGTATCTTCAACTTGAGCATTGTGGGAATCAATGAGAAGCCGAAAATGCTCCTCGGCGGTTCTCGTCCCTTTTGACGGACCAAAAATGGAATCAACCAAATAGGCAAGTGTTCCTTCACAATAAACCTTGCGCTGCTTATACGTATCGGCATTATTTCTCAGAACACGACTTGAAAAAATCAGCTCTTCATCACGATATACGTCAATCCGCGTCTTCATGGCTGGAAGCATATCGTAAAACGAATGTCTTGGAAGCATGGTAAATTCAACGCTTCCGGCCTTGTTGACTTCCATTTTGATAATCGGACTGATCAGCTGATAATCGGGGTCAGCCCAATCGCTAGCGAAGATGAGTTCGTCATTGGCATAGAGTCGATAATTCATTACAAACTACCTCCTCTATAATCGATGCTGAGCGTTCCACTTCCGGAAATCGTAATTCTGTTTTCTCCGCTTCCGAATGTGATGCCATAGATCTTATGCGTCCCCTTCTTGATGGGAAAAGTCGATCCATTGAACACCGCAGTCATATCCGAAGTCGCCGTAAAGATAGGCGAAATACGGGCTTGCTCACCAACGATCGTAAACGTATACGTGCCGTTGATTTGAATGAGCTTGTAGTTCTGGATAATGCCCGTTTCGAAATTGAACGTGTCCCAAATCCATTCATCCAATGTTCCGATGACATTGTACTTGTACGGATCAACGTCGTAGTTGATTACTATGGAAGAATGTTTTTCTGAAGACTTCCATGCATCAACTGAGAAACGCCCTTCGTAGAAATAGGTGGGGTCATCCGTAAGAATTGCCCGTAAGAACTGTCCATGCAGATAATTTGATATCTCGGAATAAACCGTAGCCCAGTTCTTCCAGTCCGGGTCAACCACAAATTCAAAGGAACCGTTTCGATTTTTAAAAAGAGGATACCCGGAAAGA